CTTTCCGGCGTGGACACGTCGCAATCGGCGTCGTTCATTACTTCGGCCAATGTGTCGGCATTTTCGCCAAGCTTTACAAGCCACGTCTTGAGGGGACGGCGAACACCTTCCGGCCTTACATTTTTACCAAGAAATGAACAAAAATGCGTAAATTTTTGATCCGGTACAGACAAAGGTGAAGCCGCGTCTTTTTGGAAAGCTTTCATATGCTTGACTACGTCAACGCAAAGATCTTGAAAGCCATCAATCGTAGAAAGAAAATTTTCTGCGTCAGATACTTCTTCTTCTTCTCTTTGTGCCTGTAAATGGTTTAGCTTAACTTGATATTGTGCATAGCCTGCCTCGATTGCGAGAATGCTTTTAATGGTATTTTTGTAAGATACTGGCATTTATTTAATTCCTCTTTAGTTAATAGCGTTATTGCTATGAGTACTAAATTAATAGGTTTAACAACATAAGTAAAGAGAAAATTTGAGAATATTCTCAAAAATTGAATGACAAAGTGTCGCATGGTCTAAATTTGAGAACGTTCTTAAATTTTTGAGGGGTAGGGTTAAATGTGCTCCAAAACTAGTGGGTGGGTGTATTATGGGAAATTGTGGTTCGGCTTGGTGTAGAAGTGCGGTATAGCATTAGCTATGCTTTGTGACATATGATGAAAGCCTTGTATTCCTTAGACCCCAACGTCTAAGAATTGCGAATTGTGCATGTGCGAACAATATGTTGCAGCGCACAAACCCGCATGATAGGTGCGTCAAGTTGTCGCATAGGGGCCACACTAGGGACACCCGTACCCCATACGTACGTATGTACACAGAAATACACAGATCAGGTTTTTAAAACTGTTAACCACTGTTAAAAATAGCCTAATATATGCATAAACAGGGTCATACAAAAATCTTCTGGTAATGGTGTTAAGTTATGTTTAGTGAGGTGATATTCTATACTAATTAAGTGTTGTATATTTGTCACACATAACATTTATTTTACGTTCTGGGGTTGACAGGAGGTCTAAAAACGGGTATAATTATGTAAACTTAGGATAATGTTAAAACCCTAACGTTATAACCTAAAGGTTAATACATATAAATTATAATAATATATATAATATAATAATTATATTTAATAATATATTATAAACTTAGGGTTATAACCTTAGTGTTATAACATATATCTGTATATAAATTAAAATTCCGTACTAAATTTTAAGTCGGGTGTTGACAATGGCCCATAAATCCGTAAAACTATGTCCAGAAACTAATATTTTAGGTAGTTTCTATGACGCTGTTAAAACAGACAGCTTACGTAACTTACATCTGTATCATTCTGACGTTCATTATATCCGTGCTGCTTTGGAAGAGCGCACGGGTAAGTCGTTTAAGCTGTCAGATATTGAGGCAGCAATAGAGGAATTTAACAATGGCACGTAAACCTTTACCACCTCGTAGACCTATAAGCGGTCCTGCCGGTAGAAGACCTCCGGGTGTAACTATTGGTGACATAAACGAAGCTGGGGGAAACCCCATGACTATGGAACCTAGAGATCCCCGTCAAGATTCTCGTGATGTACCACGTCGTCCTCACAGTGTTACTATTCATCAGTATGCATACGGTGGCTACGTATGTAAGCCTAATCCACGTAAAGGTAACATTGACATGCGTAAAAAGGGTATGACACGCATGACTAAAGACAATCGTAAGATGAAGGGTTAATATTATGCCTCTTAAATCATTAGCTAAAGCCGCAGCTAAGTCTACCGCTAAAGGTGTTTCTGAAGCAGGAAAAAGATCACAAAGGGCTTCTGGTGAAGTACAAGGAGCCAAAGAATTTTTTCAAGAAGTCTTTAGTTATGTAAACAAAAATATAAATGATGTTCTTGGTATTGATAATACTACAGGCAAGAAGATGACAGAAGCTCGGAAAAAAGCTATAGAGCAAACCCGTAAAGGTACTAAGGGTATGGCTAATACTAGAGATTCTGTACGTAAGGCTGTCTTAGGTACAACAGCAGTTGCTGGACCTGTAGGATTTTCTATAGGGTCTGCTACAAAAGACGCTAAAGAAGCTTTACCAGAAAACCCAACACAGGCACAAGTTAAGTCTGCTGCACGTAGTGCGCTTAAAAAACAAAAGGTGCCTACTTCTGTAATTAAAGAGGCTTTAGCTGAAGCTGCACCCGCTAAAAAACAGTCTGAAAAACGTGCATCTAATTTAGATGAACTAATGTCTAAAAGTGACTACTACAAAGGCGGCTACAAAAAAGCTAAACGTAAAATGGCCGGTGGTGGTATGATGAACGGTAAGAAGTCCCGTACTGGTTCTATGGACTATCGTAAAGGTGGTTTGTTTAAATAATGAGTCAATATCGTGCTACCTCTACTAAGGACATTAAGGAAGCTTATGAAAAAAATATAGGTTTCTATGTTCCGGGCTATGGTCACGTAGGTAACTTTAAAGATTTTTATGATAATGAACTAGCAGGTGAAATAAGTTTAAACGCCCTTGCAGAAGGTGCGCGTACGGACCCTAAGTTTGTAGAAAAGTTAGATTCTCTTAGAAATAGAACTATTAAAGATTATTTTGCAAGCGGCGGATCTGTTCAACCTAAAGAAGAGCCTGAGTTAGTACAAAAACAAGAAACTATAGCACAAAATACTCCTTTAGCTACAGAACCTAAAAGACCTACCTTTGCTGAAAGGTTTAGTAAGTACGAAACTATTGTTAAGGCAGATGGACAAAATCTTCTTAATAGCTACAGACAATTAGACAATATAGTAAAAAAACAAAAGCCTAATATGTACGGCAGCTTTAAAGAAACGTATGCTGCTGAAAGACGTAAAGCTATTAAAGACGGTACTTTAGATACACATACGTTTGAGTACACAGATCTTAAAACAGGTAAAACAAATCTGTATCATGCGCGTACAGTTAAGGAACAAGCAGACTGGCTAAAAAAGCGTAGAGAAGAAAATGCCTGAACGTACAGTCTATAAATACCATACTCAAGGTTATACCCTGTCAGCTACAACTGGTGGTGCAAGTGCTGATGTTATATACACTTGCCCACCTAACTATAATGGTACGGTACGGTTTTTGCATATTAGTAATAGCAATAGTTCTACTCAAAATGTTAACGTACAATTTTATCATGCAGAAGACAATGATTATCATTATATAGTAAGGGATATATCTGTAGCGGGTAAAAGCTTACTTAATTTAGTCAACGGTGGATATTTCTTTATGCACGCTGGTGACAAGATTGTAGCATTTAGTGCAGGATCTCCATCATCATTTGACATAATGGTTTCTGTAGAAGAAGAACCTGCACAATTTACCTTTACAGGTGCATAATGGCAAAAGCTAAAACAAAATCTAAAGTCAATGAAGCTGGCAATTATACTAAGCCTACCATGCGTAAACGGCTTTTTGAAAAGATCAAAGCTGGCACAAAAGGTGGTAAAGCTGGTCAGTGGTCTGCTAGAAAGGCGCAACTCTTAGCTAGTGAATATAAGAAGGCTGGAGGCGGCTACAAATGAAACGTAATTACCGTAAAGAATACGACGACTACCACGCTAAACCTGAACAAAAGAAACGCAGGGCTAGTCGTAATGCAGCCCGTAATGGACTAGCTAAAAAGGGTATAGTGCGTAAGGGTGACGGTAAGGAAGTAGACCATAAGGACATGAACCCTAGAAACAATAAAAGAAGCAATCTTAGGGTTGTGCCTAAAAAAATAAATCGTACTAAACAACCTAAAAGAAAGTAACATACATGCTATTTGTATTGGGAGAGAATACGAGTGGACATTATAAATTTACTGGAGACATTCGGTATACCTGTAACAATGACCATAGCATTTGGTTACTTTATATGGAAGCAAAATAACTGGATACAAAAAGAACTAGCTGAAAACCTAGACGAAAAGCATAAAAGACTAGAGGCTATCGTAATTAAGCTTATAGACGCACAGAAAGTTATGCAGTTACAGCAGCAAGACATCAAGTCTAGTTATCAAACCATAGTAGAGATTATAGGTGCTAAGTACATTAAGCAGCTTGTCATAAGGGACGTTGTAGACAATGGCGCTAAAGAAGTCACAAAAGAGCCTAAAAAACTGGACTAAACAAAAGTGGCGTACAAAGTCCGGTAAACCTTCTAGCAAGACCGGTGAGCGCTATCTACCGGAAAAGGCTATAGCAGCCCTTACGCCAGCAGAATACGCGCGTACAACCGCCGCAAAGCGTTCTGGGACTAAAGCAGGCAAACAGTTTGTTAAGCAGCCTAAGTCAATAGCTAAAAAGGTAAAAAAATACCGTGCCTAAGATTTTAGATAAACGTGTAAAAGCACTAAAGGGTAAAGTTAAGAATCCGTATGCTGTAGCTACTGCTGCACTGCAAAAGGAAGGCAAACTTAAAAAAGGGTCGCAAAAGGTGGTAAAAGGTGGCAAAAAGTAAACTAGCGTCTTTTAAGGAAGACAAGACAGATCAGTTTCATAAACGTATAAGAAGACCGGGCCGTCACGCTAAACGGCCTAATGTTCATTCTAGACAGTACAATAGTAAACCGTTAAGGGGACAGGGCAAACGATGAAACCTGAACAACTAGACGACTGGCGGATTATACCGCGTTTAATGATGATTGCTTTAATCATTATGAACTTCCGTGTTATTGAGTGGTTTATGAGTCTAGATGCACCCAGTATGGAACAGGCTGGCTTGTTGAGTGTTATGACTGGCGCATTAACAGGTGCGTTTGGTTTATTCTTAGGCAGTGTCGAGAAAGACACTAAAAAGACCAGTGACAGAAAGTCTAGTTAAATTAGCATTTATGTTGTTTGTGCTGCACAATGACGGCAGCGTAAAGTCTTCTGTTAATATGGTAGAACAGTGTCCTCCTGAACAATACGTGTATCTTGCTATGGAAGAGAAAGTAAAAGAAAGAGAAATAAAGGCATGGGCAGCAGCCTGTCAGCCTGTACGTTTTGACTTTGAACCGGAGATACAGTCTTGATTGGATCATTAATAGGACCGATTGCTGATTTAGCTGGAACATGGCTACAGGGCAACGTAGAAGAAAAGAAAGCTAAAACCGCTATGAAAGTAGCGGAAGCAGAAGCTAAAGCCAAAGTAATGGTGGAAGCAGCTACACATGAGAGTGGCTGGGAACGCATTATGGCTGAAGGCACTAAAGGTAGCTGGAAAGACGAATATCTTACCATTATTTTTAGTATACCTATGATACTAGCTTTTGTGCCGGGTATGGAAGACATAGTACAGAATGGATTTAGGCAGCTTGAAGCTATGCCAGAATGGTACCAATACTCATTAGGCTGTGTAGTTGCAGCCAGCTTTGGTATTAGGGGTGCCACTAAATTCTTTAAAAAATAGTTGACATTTTAAAAAACTTGAGTATAATTAGGAGGCTTAAATGGCTTTATCCGAATCAGAACGCGCAAAACTTAAGCGCTATGGGCTGTCAGGTTTAAGTAAACCTAAGAGAACGCCAAGCCATCCTACTAAAAAAGGCATTGTTGCAGTAAGGAAAGACGATGGAAAAATTAAAGTCATTCGCTTTGGCGATCAAAAAATGGGTCATAATTATTCTGCGGAAGCTCGTAAGTCTTTTAAAGCTCGCCATGCAAAAAATATCGCAAAAGGTAAAACCTCTGCTGCCTACTGGGCTAATAAGTTTTTTTGGGCGGGTGCAGGCGGTAGCAAAAAAAGTCCTCCAAAAAGCCAAAAGCATAAAAAAGGCGTTAGTTGATGGCTAAAGAGTTAACAGAAAAGCAACAAGCTTTTATATCTGTACTATTTGGTGAAGCTAGAGGTGATCTGTACGCTGCAAAAAGACTTGCTGGATATTCTGATAATACGCAACTATCGGAAATTACGGCTGGCATTAAAGACGAGATTATTGAAGCCACTAAAAACTTTATGGCACATAATGCGCCTAAAGCTGCTTATGCTATTATTGCTGGTATTGATGACCCTACAGAGTTGGGTATTCGTGATAAACTTAATGCAGCTAAAGATCTTTTAGATCGTAGTGGTATTATTAAGTCGGAAAAGATGCAGGTAGAGAATACAGGTGGTGTATTTATACTACCGCCTAAAGCAGTAATTGAGGACGATGACGACTAAGGCAACGATACAACGTAGTAGTGGTTCGTGGAAGCTACCCCAACCGCTAGACGTTAAAGAAGAAGGTGAATGGGTCGCACTGCCAAGAATAGCTAGAACAATACCGTTTGGTTATGAGGTAGATGAAGAAGACGACAAAATACTAAGACCTATTGAAAGCGAGCTAGACGCTCTAGTAGAAGCTAAAAAACATTTAAAGACGTATTCATACAGAGAAGTAGCAAATTGGTTAAGCAAAAGAACCGGACGGCGCATATCACACGTAGGCTTAATGAAGCGAGTGCGAAATGAGCGAAAGCGTAAGAACAAAGCTGTTGTCCTCCGCAGATGGGCAGCTTATGTCGAAGAGACGCTCTCCAAAGCGGAGAAGATCGAAAAAGAAAGACTTGACTACAGAGCCGACACTTCATGCGGCGGAGCTATTGAAGAACCCGGAAAAGCTTGAGTCTTCTGTATCATATAAAGAACCGGAACCTGTAACACAGAATGCGGTATTTGTTCCTAATGCTGGGCCGCAGTCAGAGTTTTTAGAGGCACCTGAACGAGAGGTGTTATATGGAGGAGCAGCAGGCGGCGGTAAATCTTTTGCTATGCTTGCTGATCCAGTGCGTTACTTTGAACATCCGCAGTTTAGTGGATTGCTTTTACGACATACAACTGAAGAACTGAGAGAACTTATCTTCAAGTCTCAGGAGTTGTATCCAAAAGCTGTAACGGGCATTAAATGGT